CCCACGTATCCCACGTATCCCACGTATCCCACGTAATTTATTCAACAAAAGGAATATCCTCTACGCCATTTATTTGTATTCTGCTTAATTTTTCAGGAGCGCCGTATCTATAATGTAACTCATTATTCCATAATGTAATTCTAACCCTGTATTGAATTTCTTTATTTTTTACATCTTGTACATGATACCATACTTTCCCTCCATGGTTACAGAAGCTACCAAGTTGATACTTCGTACCTAAGAATTTTCCATCCTCTATCCGATAGAACTAGGTGCTCTTTCTTTTATTTCAGATATTCTAGTTGATGTTCCTATTATCATGTACAGAAATATTATTACAGATATAACAAATGTAACAAAAATGTAACAAAAATGTAACAAAAATTTTCATATTTTTTCCTTCTTTTTTAAATTATTATTCTCCATACATCAAAATCTTCCCATGGCTCCAACATTTTTTATTTTCCTTTTGTTAGAAGTGAATCTTTCTTTGCTTGTTCGTAATTATAGTTTTTAGGTAAATCACAGAATAACTTTTTATGAATCTTGTATGCTTTTCCTCCTTCCCTTTCTGTAAGATGGTTGGTTTTATTTCTATACTCAACCCACAACTTATAATACAGTTCATAATCAGATTCAGATTTCCATTCACCTAAGTACAGTTTTTTAAAATTATTTTCTATAGAGTTCCCTATTGCGTCTTTTTTCATGCCATTACCTTTTATCTTTTATTAATTTCAATTTTCTTTTGTTTAAAATTTGATTTATATTTTTGTTATTTTTGTTCATCTCCTTTTTTGGTACTTCTATGATTGTTTCAGAAGGTATGTGTATTATATAATGTTTGAATTTCTGCCCTTTATAGTTTTTATTTTCAGAGGTGTTGGTTATAAGATATTGATATACTGCTAACTGCATTGAGTATTTGTAATAATTTGCATTCGGTACACCAAAATCCATCAAATCCGTTTCTCTGTTAAAAGCAAACTTAGAAATTTGTTTAGATGTTTTCCAATCCATCACATGTATTGTTTCAGGTGTATATATTGGAAGATCTATAGTTCCTGAAATTAATGTTTTCTCATCAAATAGTACCTGCTCTGTTATTATTTCTCCTTTTGGCAAATCAGGCAAGTTAGGGATTATATTTCTAACATTTTGTTTTAACTTAAATATCTTATTAGATTCCTCCTGATCTAATTTATATTTAGTTTTAAGAAACTTATCAGATTTAGGTTTCTTTTTATTTAAAACATCCTCTGCATATTCATGAACTATAGTTCCAATAGTACTTGATCTTTTCCACTCTCTTAAAATATTCTTTTTTCTTACATTTTGTTTTTTAGCACATCTTTTAGCTATTTCTGATTTATTAAATTTAGGAAATAGTTGACCTATAAGGGTAGTGCAAGACAAGTATTCCTGATTTTTGTGAATATATTTATGAGTTTCTGGATAAAATTTCAAATTAATTCCTTACTTGATTCAAATATCTTAATTTCTATTCATTTTTCAAAAGTTTTGAATAACATGACATATTCATCACAGTCTGGAGTTTTCTTAAATCTAACAGCTTTTATAAAATTCTCTTTATTCAACAAAGCTTTAACAATTCTATGTCTCCCATCCATCACAGCTCCTTCTTCATCTAAAATTATAGGACAAGATAAATCAGCATCTAAAACCTTTTGGATATGTAGAATATATTCAGACGTGGACTGGATCTTATGTGGATATAAATTTGAAATATTTAAATGTTCTAAAGGTATTCATAACTTTTAAATTTCTAGATATAAAAATAAGTCTAGGAACACTCCAAATTTCACTATTTGATTTGTAAATCTGATTACCTACGTTGTCTAAGTTACTGTTTTCTTCTGTTTTATTTAACAATTTTAATTCCTTTAAGATAATGGAAAATCAATATTTCCTGCCTGATATTCTAATTCATTTATAAATTGTTTCAGGGAACATCTAGCTTCAAGCGCACTAATTTTACATTCTCTTAAATTTTTTATAGTTCTGTTTTCTTCCAATAAAATATTTTCAGTAGAGGAAATAAACATATCAAAAACAAATATACAATTGTTATACTTTTCGTTCAAATTCTGATTTCTATGAATTTTTCTTCCTTGTTCTGAATTGAACTTTAGATTCATCTCTTCATTTTCCCCACTTTTTCCGTATTTCATATCTACCATAAAATTTACCTTATTTGACTTTTCCGTTAATTGTCTGTATTCTTTAACCATTCTTTTATTATTCTTTACTTATTCTTTGTACCTTTATTACTTTTATTATACCATATTTCAGAGAATTTAAAGGTTTTATTTTTAAAAAAAGGGGAGAAAATTGAAAAAAACTGAAAAAAGTGAAATGCTGACAATAAACGGACAAAATTATGACCACAGTGACGTTGTTTTTACTCCAAACCCTGGTTTTCAGGTGGATTTCTTAACCTGCCCTATTTTTGAGGTTCTTGTCACAGGAACTAGAGGTAGTGGCAAGACATTAATACTTCTTTTTGACTATTTAAAAGATGTAGGAGTAGGTTGGGGAGTAAGCTGGAGAGGTATTATATTTCGTCAAACATATAAACAATTATTTGATGTTATAACAAAATCTCAAGAGTGGATACCTAAGGTATTTCCAAAAGCTAAGTATCATATTTCTGAAAACAAGTGGACATTTCCTGATGGAGAGCAATTGTTATTTAGATATATGGAAAGGCCGAGTGATTATTGGAATTATCATGGATGGGAAATACCTTGGTGTGTAACTCCTGAAACAGAAGTTCTTATGGGAGATGGAAGTTATAAATGCATTATAGATGTTTTTGAAGGTGATTTAGTTCAAACATTAAATGGCCCTAGACCTGTTCAAAATAAAGTTGAGATATACAACCAACCTTGTTGTCAACTTAAAGTAGTAGACAAAAACAGTAAAGTTATAGGAGTACAAAATCAAGGATTAGACCATAGTGTTCTTAATACTATGGACGAATTAGATTTAAATGATACTTGGAGTTTCGGCTGTAGTCATAATAACTTAAAATTCTTGAATAAATTCAAAACCAGAGATTTACCGGTATTAGTTTATAAAAATCCTGGAGATAATGGTTCTAATTGTTATGATTCTTGTTATGATTCTTGTAATAATTTTTTACAATACATTCATCCTTATTCCGCAAAATATATAGAAAGTGATTACTTTTCTGGCAGTATTGGTCGAGGATACACTAATAAATTAGATTACAGAACTGACATGATTGATCTTAGGATTGAGGAAGTAAATCATTATATAACTAAAATTAGTAATGGATTTCATGTTGTTAATAAAAATTGTGGTTGGGAAGAATTAACAAATTTTCTATCTCCAGATAGTTATGAAAGCATAAAAAGTATTTGCAGGAGTCCTCATCCAGAAATTCCAAAGAGATATAGAAGTACTACTAATCCATTTGGCCCAGGAGCTGGTTGGGTTAAAGAAAGATTCATAGATATTTCTGAAAGTTGTGAAATATACACTGATGAGGTTGGTGAAAAAAGATGTTGGATTGACAGTGATATTTCTGAAAATAGGCCATTGTTAGATGCTGACCCTAATTATATGCAAAGAATAGCATCTGGAATTTCTGACAAAGCCAAAAAGAAAGCTTGGATTGAGGGAAGTTGGGATATTGCTATTGGTGGAATATTCTCTGATGTTTGGAATAAAAGTATTCATTGTATAAATCCTTTTAAGATTCCTAAAAGTTGGTATATAGATGTTACTTACGATTATGGCAGCAGTCATCCATTTGCAATTTGTTTCTTTGCAGAATGTACAAATGATGAAGAGGTAGACATTGGTGATGGTATTATGAGAAGTTTCCCAAAAGGTACATTATTTCATATTTTAGAATACTATGGATATACCGGTAAAGCTAATGAAGGAGTTATGTTAAATGTAGTTGATGTGACCAAAAACACTATTGACTATATTGAAAATCATTGGTTGTTAAAAGATAGAACTGTTCACCCTGGTGCAGCAGATAATAATATATTTGTAACAGAGAGTGGTTTGCCTAGTATTGCTCTTAGGATGTTGAAATTTAAAGATGAAAATGGTAATATAAAGAAAGGTATTCGTTGGAAGAGAAGTAATAAGAAATCTGGAAGTAGAGTTATAGGAGTTGAATTGTTTAGAACTATGCTTGCTGAAAGTGCTAAAGAAAAAATGGAAGAACCTGGATTTTTCGTATTTAATAATTGTAGAAATTTTCTTAGAACAGTTCCTATACTAATTAGAGATGAGAAAAATCCAGAAGATGTTCTAAGTTCTATGGAAGATCACATTTGGGATGCTCTTAGATTTAGAATACTTGATAGAAAATCTGCTGTTCAAACCCAGGAGGTTTAACTGGAGGAGAAATGAAGAAAGGTACTATTTTATCTAATCATAAATCTGGAATATTTGTAGAAATTGAAGAAGGAATTGTTTTCTTAGATAGATTTAGTCAGATTAATATTGGATATTTTGAAGTACCTACTTATGCAGAAATTATACAAGAAGATGAATATTTGTCTAGAGGTATAAATGAATCAAACAATGGACTAATTGATACAATTAAAGTATTTGGAGAATTATAATGGAAGATGGAGCTACTCTAGATCTTAGTGGTGATTTTGGAAAAGAACTTAGTGGATATTTTAATGAATTAAGTACCCCAACGGCTGCATACAGTACATATATGGCAGAAAGGGTACTTCCTTCAACTCTCATGGGAGGAACAAAAGCCATGAGATTAGCTAGAACAACTTATCTTCCACAGGAGGAAGCTGAAACAGCTCTAGGATATTCAAACAGAGTAAATAGGAGTTTTCTTCTGAATGTGTATAAAAGAACTGTCAAGAAATTAGCAGGAGAGGTATTCAGTAAGCCTGTTGTGTACAATGATAAAATGAACGATACACTTAAAGAATACCTAAGCGATATAGATCTAGAAGGAAACAATATAAATGTTCTAGGGTTTAAGCATTTCAGCGATGCAATTGCTTATGGGTTGAGCTATATTTTGGTTGACTATCCAGAGGTTGACATTGAAGAAGAGGGTGGGGTTGATTTTGTTAGAGAAAAAGATGGAAATCGTGAAATCCTTAGTCAAAAGAAAGAAAAGGAGATGGGGTTAAGACCTTATTGTAATGTTATAAGTGCAAGTAATATCATAGGTGGTAGGTTTGAGAAAATCAATGGAGTTAAAACTCTTAGTAATGTAAGAATCAAAGACACAACTACCGTTCCGGATGGTGCATTTGGTGAAAAAACTGTAAGTAGGATTCGTGTTCTTAGAATAGGTAGTTATGAAACATATATAGACAATAATGGATACGAACTTCAGTCAAATGGAAATACTGGTCTTAGTTATATTCCATTATTTGGATTTATGTTGGGTACTGAAATAAATGGTCTTTATTGTGATTTTCCACTAATGGATCTAGCTTGGCTTAATATTGAACATTGGCAAAGTAGCAGTGATCAGAGAAACCAACTTCATTATGGAGCTATGCTTACATTTCTTGGAGTTGCCTTAGATGATATTCAAGAAGACAAGAAAGTAGTGATTGGTTGCAATCAAATAGTTCATACATCTGATCCTGGTGGTGATTTAAGAGTTGTTGAAAGTAGTGGGAAAGCACTAGAATCAGGAAGCAACAATCTAAGAGAGATAGAAAAACAAATGAATTCTTTTGGATTGTCTTTAACTGAAAATAAAGTAGATAGAGAAACAGCAACAAGTAGATTACTTGATAGTTTAGAGAGTAGTAGCACTCTTAAAAATTGGGCATTATTGTATCATGATATTTTAAATAATGTAATTAATTGCATGGCAGATTATATGGGATTAGAGAAAAGCAAAGAAGATCTTGTAAAAGTTAACTCTGATTTAATTCCAACATATGGAGATACAAGTGTTCAAGTTCTACTTGATAGTTTTAGAGAAAATGCAATAGACAAAGAAACCTTATTGATAGAGTATAAAAGGAGGGGAGTATTAAGAGATAGGGCAAATCTAGAAGAAATTATTACAAGATCAGATAAAGAAAAAAAAGAAAACTTAAAAAATGAAGAAAAGGTAAATAAGGTAAATAAGGTAAATGAGGTAAATGAGGTAAATATTGATGGAATTCCTGAAAAAAAGAAAGAAGCGGCTGTACCAATTATTACAAAAAAATAAACAGGAGAAATTATGCAAGTAATTATAAATACAATTATAAATGATGCAACTTGGACAGATATAAAAATAGACAAAATTAGAGTTTCTGGACAATGTGCTTTTTGGACAAGAGGTAGTGGCAAATATTATGTAAGAATGAAAGGTGAAACAACTTTCATGACTTTTCCAGAAGAGAAAGGGTTTAGTCTTAGTAATGTGGCTGCTATAGAAGGTGTATTGTTTCAGGCAAAAACAGAATCTGGTAACGATGTAATAGAAGTAATAATTACTGATTAAAAAGATAAACCCTACTTTCATATTTTGTAGGGTTTATCTTTTTTTATTTACTAAAAGATAAACCTAGATAAAATGCATGTTTTATAGCGTGATTTAAATACAAAAGGATTTCATTTGAAACATCTGGATCTTTTTCTTTCAGTTCTGTCCTTGCGGCTGTACAGAATATCCCTATTTGACATATTTTCTCACTCGTATGTAATTGTAATGCCTTTTCTACATATTTATTTTTTGGTTTTAAATTTTCAAGAATTTTAGGTGTTTTGTTTTTATCTTCATCCATTCAATTTTATCCTTTAAAAAATGTTTTATTGAATTGTAATTGTTACCCTCTGAAAAGCTCCTGAAGTACCTCTTAACAGCTTTTCAGAGAAAATGAGAACAAGTATACCACAACAATGAAATACAAGGCCAAAACAAGCGCTTTTTGCCAAATTTTATGAATCATAAATTATCCTTTTCAACCATTATCAAATCATCTGAACTGATATCAAAAACAGAAGTTTTAGGATCAGCCTCTATAACTAGAGTTACTTTTTGGACAAACTTATTTTTGCTATCAATTTTATATTCACAAACTCCTATTTTTGTTCCATTTATAGTGCATTTGAATTCACTTGTTTTCCCGGTTTTATCTTTTTTATGTTTTATTTTTACTGTGTTCATCATTTTCCTTTTTCTCTTCTGTTAGATGTTTATCTTCATTTAATCCTGATATATAATATTCATATAGATCATTTTCCATTTTATCTTTTATACTATTTGCATTTTTATTCCACCAACCAACATCATTAGTTCCATTAAAATGAGATTCAAACGAATCACAAAGTTCTAAAACATCATTTCTAAAACTTGATGATTCCATATATGAAAATAAAGCAGTTTTTGAAATAGAACTAGGGCAAGTAATTCTCTTAGTTAAAAAATACCATTGTCGTGACGTATACATACAATTCTTTTTATCATAATTAGCCAAGATTACTATTTCTTCCCATCTTGGATCAATTTCAATATATGCTCGTTGTGGTTTATCCTCTCCTTCGTATTGACAAAAGAGAGGATTAGAATAGTCTTTTAAATTATCAGTTATTATTTTCATTTTTCTCCTTATTTGAATATCATTTGAATATCATTTGAATATCATTTGAATATCGTTTTCTTCTAATTCAATATTCTGCTCCATTCTAACGGCAAAGTTAACAAATTTTAGAATAATCTCTAACCTGCGTTTTATTTCTTCATAATTAACTGATATAGCATATCTTTCACAACCTAAATTAGTAGAACTATAACTGTGTATTAATTCTTTTTCATTTGTATTTATTATTGTTGTACTTAATCTTTCAGCTTCTTTTATTTTATTTCTATTTTCATCTAAATCATTATTCTTTTTTCTTTTGATTTGTTTAAGTTTTTCTTCTAAAATACATTTAATTTCAGCCAGTCCTCTTTTTTTTATTGTTATTTTCATTTTTTTCTCCTATTTATATTTTATTAATATTTATTGTTGCATTATTTTTATGAATATTGATGGAGTCTGAAAAAGATTTGTAATTATTGAATTTGTTTTCAGAAGTGTTTCTATATATTTCTGATTGGTTTTTACAGTAAAAAAGTATTTCAGAAATATATGAAGCCTCTGTATGATTCCAACCAGAAGACAACAATTTTTTCAATTGAATGATTTTTCCTGCTGAAATATCGTAAATGGGAATATTTTTCTTAAAAACTTTATTCTGACTGTTCATAACCGCACCCTCTTTTTTGCACCTTAAAAAAACATCAGGGGAGAAAAATGTGGTGCGGAACATTTAATGGCTGGCCTGCCACCTCCCCCGATCTTTCATTTCCATTATAACACAAATCAGGAATTTTGCATCTTTTTTCTTTAAATTGTTAAAAAAAGATGGGTACTTTCGTTGATTCGATGGGTACTTTCGTTGTTCGATGGGTACTTTCGTTGATTCGATGGGTACTTTCGTTGATTCACTTGTCAAATCCTCTTACTCCCACAACCCTCTCAGCTTCCTTAGAATATACTTAAAGATTATTTTTAAAGATTAACATTTAAGATTATCTAAAGGGATTTTTTTAAAATCAAAAATCTTTTTTAAGGAAAGTTTAAAATCTTTTAAATCTAGAATAATCTCTTCAATAAAACTTACTCTCTGTAAACAATAAACTTCTGTAAATAAAAACTTCTGAAATCTAGAATCAATCAATAACTTTCCTGAAAATTAACTAAATTATTCCGCGCCATAGATTTTTATTCTATTTAAATTATAGACTTCTGATAAATTATCTAATTCATTTTACATTTATTTGACTTTTGTAAATTAAATCAATATAATAAAAATAACTGGGAGTAGCAGAATCTTTCTGCATCCAATATCTATAACTAGGTATTGCAAAATTTATTAGTTAAAGGAATAATCATGACTCTATCTTACAAATTAACAGAAGACAAAACAGCAATACAAATGAATGATAAATCAATGCCTATCTATATTGATTCTGAAAATGATGATAAAGAACAAGGTATAGATGCATTACATCTACTACAGAAATTACCATCACTTCAAAACGATCTTAAAATCAAAAGAAAAGAAGCCTCTGATCTAAAAGGAATATCTGACACGCTTGAAGGACTAAAATTTGATATTTCTAGTGTTGATAATCTTAAAAGTGAAATATCCTCACTGAAGTCGATATCGTCTGTTATGGAGACATCAGAAATTTCTGATATGGCAGCATACATAACAAAAGCAAATGAAGCATTTGATACCTTATCATCCTTGAAAGGTAAGGATTTGAAGAATGCAGAGGAAGTTGAGAAGATAAAAAAGAAAGCTATGGATAAAATTGCTAAAGATCTCTCTGGAAAATATCAAATTGAAAAAGATGAATTTCTAACAAATTTAAAAGATAGGGATGAAATAATTTCAAAACAGGAATCAGATCTATATAAATTATTTGTCTCTGATAAATTTAACACGTCTCCTTTTGTAAAAGATAAATTAGCTAGGTCACCAAGAGAAGCAAGACTTTTGTTTGGAGATAATTTCAAAGTTGAACTTACAGAAAATGGATCTAGAGAAGTTTATGGGTATTTAGATGGAGAGAGAATAAATTCTTTGGAGCAACCTGGAAACTATGCAGGGTTTGAGGAAGCTTTTAAAATAATGGTTGAAAACGATATTGATAAGGAAAGTTTGCTAAAAGGAGCTGGGCGTTCTGGAACTGGTGGAAGTAACTCATCTGTTGGGTTAGTTGGCATGGAGGCACTGAGAGCTGATCAGGCTAAAGCATTAAAAGATGGTGATTTTCAAAAATCAATACGATTGAAGAGAGAGATGACAAATTTGCAGAAATAAAACTATTCTAAAACATGTATAGATCTTCTATTTCTATACATGTTTTTATATAAACTTTATAACTTATTGAAATATTAGACTTTTTACTTGACAAATCCTTCCTTTTATGTTATACTCTATTATAGGCTGCAAATAGGCCTATACTTCCTTAGCATTTAATCGTGCAAAGCAATCACAATTTTAATTTATTTTACTATTTATTAGAGATTTATTTCTCTATTAATATATATTTTTTGTATTTTATTAACTTTTTAAGGAGATTCTATTATGGCATTTGTAGATCCGCATGATAATTATGTAGATTCAGAGGCAGCTTCCTATACAGCTGAACTAATGGAGGTAGCTAAAACAGAAACACCTTTCCTTTCTATGATTGGTGGTTTATCTGGCATTCAAAGAACTAATTCTTTTGTATTCCCAATGATAAGTACTTACAACATTACTGCTCCTTCAGAAGTTGCGGCAATTTCTGAAGATGATTCTGTAGATGGCGTTGTTCCTACGGAGCAAGCAAGATTACAAACTCAGAATACGTGCGAAATTCATCAGTATGCTGTGAGAACATCTTACAAGAGAGAAGCTACTCTTGGTCAGTTGACAGCACTTACTACTACTGGAGACGGTCTAGCAAATGTTAGTAATAATGTTAGCTCTGAACTTGATTTTCAGATTATGGTGAAACTTAAACTGATGGCTCTTGATATTGAGTGGTCTTTTCTAAATGGAACATTAAGTATATCTGCAAACCAAACGGCTGCTGCTCAAACTGGTGGAATAACTTCTTTTGCCGGAACTACTGTAGCTGCTGGAGCGGCTGATATTTCTAAAGCTCTTATAGATGAACTTATGAGAGATATGGCAGATGCTGGAAGTCAACCAACAACCCCTGTTCTTTTTTGTAGCATGCTTCAGAAACAGAGAATTTCTGAGATTTATGGATATGTTCCTGAAAGTAGAACGGTTGGAGGAATGAATATTCAGACTATTCAAAATGAATTTCTTCCTAATTTAGGTATAGTTTGGTGTCCTCAGTTAACAGCAAGTACAATTCTTGTAGCAGATATTGCAGAATGTCACCCTGTGTTTAATGTAGTTCCTGGTAAACCTTCTCTTTTCTATGAGGAAAAATCTCAGGCTGGTGCCTCTACTGGTGGAATGCTATTTACAATGTGTGGTTTGAATGTTGGTAGTGCGGAACGGCATGGAACTATTACCGGTCTTAGTACTTCTTAATAAAGGAGAATGAGATGATAGGTAAAAATGGAATTCAACCAAAAGTTAGAGATAAGTTTGATTCAGTAGACACAGATAAAGAAATTGTAGATACAGCTATGTCTGGAGATATAGTTTTTGTAGTTACTGCGATTGATGATGCTCCTACAGCAGGAACTGGATTTGCTGCAATTACTGTTCAAATTGCATTGGAAAATGCTGCTGGAGATACACATAATTGGTTTAATGATACAATTACAACAACTGCATTAGCCGTAACTACAGGTGGTGACGGTACAGCAGCACAAGTTCCAGCCACAACTTGTGTTCTAACTGAAGGTGTTGGAACTGTTGAAGTAACCGGATCATTGACATGGGCAAAGGATGATCATTTTACTGTTGAAGCTGCACAAGCTACAATTCTTGGATATACTGTTGCAGCTGATTCTGCTAAAGTAACTTGTTTAGCTGCCGCCTAATTTTTAAGGAGGAAGAGGTATGATAGGTAAAAATGGTATTCAACCAAAAGTTAAAGATGAGTTTGACTCAAGAGATACAGATGATACCCAAAGGGATGTTGCTCTTTGTGGTGGAATAGTTTTTCATGTTTCTACTACTTCAAGTGGAATGATAGCTAATTCTTCAGGAGGAGGGTTGTTAAGTGGATCAACCTCTGGATTTGCAGCCATTCCGATTGATATCAAATTACAGGAATCTAGTGGAGGGGCTAACCATAAATGGTTTAATGGAACTGTCTCTACAAGTGGAATTATTGTAACTACAGCAGAATCTGGTGATGCAGGGCTATATAGTGGGATAACACTTACTGGTGATTGTAACATAACTAAAGGTATTGGCCAAATGAATGTAGTTGGAACTAGTCTATGGGAAACAGGAGATACTGTTGTTCTGAAAGTACCTAATACAACTATTCTTGGATACACTGTTGCAACTAAAAGTGTGACATTGACTTGTTTGGCTGCAACATAATATAAATATAGTAAAGGATAAAATATGGCTAAATTTATTAAAAATAAGAAATCACCTGATGCTATTTGGAATGGCCAAAAAGATAAAGCTATTAAGTTTGTAGATGATGTTTGTATTACTGAGGATAATTTTGAGATAAAAGTACTTACAGATAATGGATATGAACAAATTTTTGAAAAAGTTCTAGAAAAAGTATCAGAAGGTACAAATGATGTTGAATTGCCAAAAAAAGTTTTGAAGAAAATTGTAAAGCCTAAAAATAAGGGCAAATAATTATGACTATTATCGTTGAGGATGGTTCAGGTGTTGAAAATGCTAATTCATATGTAAGTGCTTTAGATGTAGAAAATTATTGTGAAGCTATGAATTATACTGACTGGGATTCTACAAACGATAGTGATAATGTTGATGGTTGTGTTCTTCGAGGCATGAGATACATTGAGGCTAATAGTTTTATTGGGGTGAAGGCTCAAACTACTAATAATTTAGAGTGGCCGAGGGAAGATGCTTATGAAAGGAATGGTTTATTATTTGAGGATGATATCATTCCTGCAAAAGTTAAAAATGCTGTTTGCGAAGCTGCATATCAGGAAAATGTTTCACCTTGGGCATTGCAACCTAATGTAAGTGCAGGCAATATGAAAAAAGAAAAATACGGGAGTGTAAGTTTTGAGTATTTTGAATCGCAAAATACTCAAAAGCCAGTATTTCCAAGTATCTCTGGCATTTTAATAGGTTTAGTTCAATCATCTAATACTTTGATGAGGAGTTAGAAGATGATAAATGTTTCAGTTGTAAGAAATAGGATTTATGAAAAATTCAAAGAAAATGGATTTAGTATTACTTTGCATCATAAAAGCAATACGTACAATCCTGTAACTGAAACACTTGGTGATGATACAGATTATTCTACATATTGCATTCAAGAGAATTTTGAAGATGATGTATATGGTGATGAAATAAAAATAAATGATTTTAAACTACTTGTTCCTGCTATAGATAATGCTGGTTCTGAAATAACTCTTTCTAGTTCGGATACAGCTACAAGAACAGATAATACAAGTATTTTAATATATAGAGTTGGCAAGGTTGCTCCATCAGAAGATATTATAATGTTTTCTTTATTTTGCAGGGAATAAAATGAATCCTAAAGATAAAATAAGAGAAACCTTAAAGAAGCAACAGGATGGATATATTAGAGCTCTTGAAAATACCTTTAAAGGTATGGTTGTTGATTTAGCTGCAAATACACCTTTTGATACAGGATACCATGCTCTTAATTGGCAACTAAGTAATGAAGAAAACGATGAAACGATCGGAAATTACGATATATACCATAAAAGGAATTTTCAAGAAGTTTTAAATAGAGTTAGTGATAGAGCTAATGAATTTAAACTTGATTTTAATGGAAGCTCTACTATATCTATTTTCAATAATGCAGAATTTATAACTGATCTTGAAAGAGGAACACCAACAGCAGGAACAGGGCCTAATGCAAATCCAGGTTTTATAAAAGCTATTTCTAATTCTTTTGATGAAAGATATGAAGATGCAAAAGGAAAGTTATGAATTCCTTAGAACTTAGAGATGTTGTGGTTGGATTATTGTATGAGAGTTGGAAAACAACTGATATTGCATGGCCTAATAAAACATACAATCCATCTCCTGATACTTCTTGGATTAAACTAATAGTCAGAAATGGAACAAGTAGGGATCTTGAGATTGGTAGAGATGGAGCAGATTTAAATGCATGTACAGTAATTGTTGATGTATACACTCCTGTTAATTCAGGAAATAGAAATGCTCTTACTTATGCAGAGGCCATAAGGGTATTATTTCGTACTTTAGATATAGATGATGTAACTTTTGAAGCGATGGAAATAAATGAATATGGAGAGACAGAAGGTTTCTACCAAACTAGGTGTTCTTTTTCCACTAAAGTAATTTATTATCCTGTGTAAATATTTTTAATTTATTAATTTAAAATTATTATTTTATTATTAATTATAAACAAGGAGAATCGACATGTCAGATGATGGGATAGGAACAGCTAGGAAGCAAAAGGTTTTCGCTGTAAAAGAAGATACTGCTGGAACTCTAAAATTTCCTGCTACAACAGATTATATTTTACCAGCAGGGCCAGCAACTATTAAACAAAACCCTGATTTTATGAATTCTGAGGAAATAAATGATTCCTTGGATATTATTGATCAGTTTCAGAATGCACAACCTCCTGGAGATTGGTCTTGCAACATGTATCTAAGAATGCCTGATAATCATAAAGAAGATATTCAGGGTGACGTTCTAATGGAGTGTTTACAGGGAAGCAAAGTAGATGGAGATACAGTAACAGCAGTTTTAGCTGTTGACATTGCTATTGATTTGCTTGAAATACCTTATACTACTTTAGCTGGAGATACAAGGCTTCCTGAAACTGGAGTTATTACAATAACTGATGGAACTACAGCAAATGAAACTATTTATTATAGAGGAATAACAGCTGCAACATCTACAACTGGAACTTTCCATAATTGTATTAGAGCTTGGGATGGAAGCACAGCAAATGCACATGCTGGATCAGCAAGTGGGCCTTATGTAGTAACACTTACTTCTGATTGGTATAGACAAGCGGTTAATTCTCCTACATTCTCACTTTGGGTTATGACTGATCATTTTATTCAGGGCCTTTCAGGATGTACTGTAAATTCTGGTAGTGTTGGAGTCGATAATGAAGGAGCTGTAACTTGGACTATGAGTGGTCAGGGTATGGCAATGGTTTTTGCAGGTTCTGATGATGTACAAACGAAAGGAACTACAGGAGCTCTTTTTACCATTGTTGATGATACAACTAAATTTAGCGTAGGTGCTTTTGTGAGCTGTATTCATGCAGCAGATGGGACAGTTGATTCAAATTCTACTGTTGGGTATCAAATTGAAAGTATAGATGCTACAACTGACAAACTTACATTTATAGCTGGGCATGTTCTTGAGTCTGATTGGGAAGTTGATGATGAGGTTGTTGGATATCTACCTACTGGAACTACAGTTGCAAATGCTATTGAATCAAGATACACATATGTCTGGATAGATGATGTTCAGGGTCAATTCAGGTCGTCTGATCTTTCATTTAATGTTCCAAAAGATTATATTATTGATGAGGTTGGAACAACTAATCCAGAAGGTTTTGTTGAAAATACTAGAGAAATTACAACTGACATGAATATTTATTTCAGAAAGGATGATGCTAAGTATTTTACCCTTGGATCTGTTGGAAATACTTTTAAAATGCATCTACTTTTTGGGAATATGGGTGCGGCTGTTGATGGAGCTGGTCATGACGAAGAAAGAAAACTAGCAATCAGTATGCCACTTGCCAGATCTAATACGCCAACAATTGGAATTGAGGGAGCAACTACAACTCTTGCAATGCCTACAACAGCACTTGGGTCAGCAGGTGAAGACAGTTGCGATATTGTTATAATTTAGTTGAAATTAAAGTTTTTTTAGTATATTATAATACTTGAAAAACAAAGTTTGCGTCCTTTGATTAGAATACAAATAATCTCCCGGTTTTGGATTCTATAGGACGCATTTAAAACAAAACCGGGGGATTAAAAATAACGGGAGAATTTAACATGGCATTAAGATTAAGAATAGAAAAAGAGACCATTCAGATTGATTTCAAGGAAGACAATAATGATCCTGATAGCAAAATACTCGCTACTTTTTTTGTGTCTCCAATGACACCACAGGAGCTTGATGTGGTGTTTAAGAAACATGAGAAAAAAGATTGGGTTTCACCTAACAGAAAAACAAAAAAAGAATTAGTTAAAGAACCTAATTTAATGGAAGTTCAAAAAGAAAGAATAGTTGATACTATTCTTGACTGGAAAGGTGTAGAAGATATGAATGGAAATGTTCTTAAATGCACTAAGGAAAACAAACTTGCCGTTTGGTCATATAATCCAGAGATAATTGGTTGGGTTCTAGACCAGGTTGATGAGATTCAGGAAAACAGAGAGGTTAAAAAAGAGGAAGAAACAAAAAACTAATTGAGTATGCTGCTTGGATGGCAAAAGGGACTTCTACGAATTGTGATGTTTGTAGAAGTCTTTACGGTGGAAAATGTGCAAGAGAAGAGGATATTTTCATAAAAGGAAAATTAGTTGAGTGTGACCTTCCTCTTCTATTGCCAGAAAACAATCGAGCATTAGAACTTTGGCAGATTTTAAGCAAGTTCGACCGAGTAGCAGGATTCTCTGGAATAGGTGGAGTAAGTTCTGAAAGCGTAAGGAATCTTTGTTTTGATTATGATGAAACTTGGGAGATATATGAGAAAATACTACATATAGAAGGTGAATTCATAACAAAATGGAATGAAAAGCAAAAGAAAAAAGAAAAAAATAAGGCAAAGGAAGAGGCTGGACGAAAGGTTAGACAAAAGAAACCAAAAAAGAAAAGAAGGTGATTCATGAGTGAGAAAATAACATTTGATTTATCGAAATTCTTTTCTGATATGAGAAAGGCCCAAGAAGAAACAGACAAATTAATCAAGAATATGGAGAAGACTGAGAAATCTTTTAAGGATGTAGAGAAGATTTCTAAGAAAAGTTCAGCAGCAGTTGTTGTTGCTGAACAAGCCTTTCAAAAAGCAACATCAACCTCTACGAAAGAAACATCTAAACTTAAAGAAGAAGTTGAAGACTTAACAAAAAAACGAGAAAAAACTACGGCTGGTATGAGAAATTATCAGTCTAAGTTTATGAAAGAAGCTAAGCTGCACAAAGAAGTTTCTGGAAGTCTCTCAGAATTAAATCAAAAATATAAAAGCTTAGAAGGAAGGTATGGAAATTTAGATAAGTTAATGCAACAGCAAACAAAGAATAATTCTGGTTTAGCTAGTGCATATAATAAAACATCTTCATCTCTTGCCTCAGCCACTAAAGAAATAGATAAAGTTAAGAAAAGTTTATCAAAAGAATCCTCCGGCCACAAAGTCACTACAAAAGCATTAAAAGATCTTACAAAAGCCTATAGTAATCTAAATCAAGTCTCAAAAGATCTTGGAGCCGGTAACTCTAGATTAAGATCACAAAATAAAAATCTAAAAAAGGGAATATCTTCTCTTGTTGATGCTTTTAAAGATCAAAACAAAGTTATAGAATCTATTGATTCAAAATACAAAGATATGGAAAAACAGGTTAAGAAACTTTCCAAAGCTTACGATAAATTAAAAAACAATCAAAGAGGAATTAATGATGGTTTTCATAATGGAAGCGAAGGACTTGTAAAATTTAATCGCCAACTAAGACAACTATTGCCATTTCTAACTACAACCATGCTTGCTTGGCAAGGTAAAGAAATATTCTCTACTGTAATTGAATCTGGTGGAAAATTCAGACAAGAAATGGTTAGGGTAAATGCAATTCTTCAAACTACCAATAGAGAATCAATAGCTCTTGAGGAAGAAGTAAGAAGGCTTGGATCTTCTACAGAAAAAACAGCCATGCAAGTTGCAAGTGGTGCAAAGTTTTTAGGTATGGCAGGATTAACAGCTATTCAGACAACAAAAGCATTGGCCGCTGTAATAGAATTATCTACCTCTGGACAAATTGATCTTGCAAGAGCAGCAGATATAAGTACAAATGCAATGATTTCTATGGGATTAACCGTATCAGATCTTACAAGAGTAAATGATGCTTTTATTGCGACAACTACAATGTCTAATGTAAATATCGAACAAATGGCTGATACATTTAGATACGCAGCTCCAAAAGCCAAAGCATACGGATACAGTATAGAAGCTTTGTCAGCTATGATAGGTACGTTAGGTAACTCAGGTGTTCAAGGCTCTTTAGCAGGAACCCAACTATCGTTTGCAATGGGCAAGGTAGATGACGTTTTTAAAAAATTGAATAAAAGTGGTTCTGGAAAAGGTTTATTGGATGCTCTTGAGGCAATAAATGAAGCTGGTTGGACTACTGGAGATATATTTGATAATTTTGCAGAGCGTGGTGGTAGAGCAGCAGTAATGCTTAGAGATGTTGTTCCACTTGTAAGATTGCTTCAAAAGAGAATAGAAGAGTCAAATGGTATCTCTAAGAAAATTGCAGAAGATATGAGAAATACTTATGTAAACGATATGAAAATATTGAAATCTGCATTTTCAGAACTTGGAATAGGAATTTTTGATGAGTGGAATGATTCATTAAGAAAGGCTACACAAAATATGACATCTTTTTTAAGCGATAATGAAGATGGTATAATTGAATTTTTTGGAGATATTGGTAGAGGGGTTGATAATGCAGCAAAAAGTCTTAAAGATTATTCCCCTTTGATAGGAACTCTTGGTGAAACATTAGGTCTTTTGGCAAATACTTTTGAAAAACATCCTATTTTGTCAACTCTTAGTTCTGTTTTAATGGGGCATGGAACTTTGACTCTTAATCCTATTACGTATGGAATTGGAGCTGCGATAGGAGGAGGAGCAGTTGCCGATGTAGGTTTCGATGAGGCACATAGAGAAAAAGAAATAAAAGAAATCTTTGAAAAATATTTTAATATTGAAGGTGTTACAAAAGGAAATTTTAAAGAGACAGTAAGTACATTTTCAGCAAATCAAATTGTTGTTCTTTATGAGGAAATAAAAAATCTTGAAGTTTCTAAAGTTGAAGAAGCTATAAAAAATCTTCAAGATCAAAAAATAGAAATAGATAAAAGATCTGTTTCATTTGAGAAATTTAATCCTCTTGGGGATGGAAAAGAAAATTTGTTTTCCATATCATCGTCCAAAAAAGCAAAAGAAATACAAGATTTAATCAAATACAAGGAAAATATTTCAAATCAGATTAAGAAAAACTCTAGTATGTATAAAGAAATTATAGAAAAAAAGTCAATGTCGGATGAAGAATTGATAGGAATAATTACATCTAAAAATGCACAAAATCTTGGTTTTGACTTAGTTGATTTTCTTAAAGATGATAAGCAAAACAAAGCAGTCGAAACATACATAGAAAAAGAAAATGCATTTTATAAAGAACAAATCAGAAAAGTTCAACAAATGTCTGCTGCTTCTCTTGATTTTGAAATTTTACTTCAGAATCTTGGTGAAAAAATAAGCTCACCAGTTCAAAAATATTTTGATAGTATCAATGTCTCTGTTCCAGAAGATAAGATTAATGAAACAGGGAAAATTTGGAAAAAATTCAATGATAGAATTATTGCTGATCAATCAGCAATTGATTCAGCAACAAATGCAATAAAAGTAACTAAAGAAAAAATAAGCAAATTACAAAATCAAATTAGATTTAAAGAATCTGAACCAAAAGATAGACATGAAATGGTTCATTTTCAAACAAGCCCTAAAAAATATAAATCAGATATGTCAAAAGATGTATTAGAAAAATCTTTAAAAGATGCTATTGCTGTTTTAAAAAACAACGAAGATGTTTTAGAGAGAGAGAAACCAGAATTATATGCTCATATAAAGAAAATGGAAGATTATTTTAAAGATTATGCGGCTGGATTAAAAAAAGCCTCTGAAATAAAAGAAAGATTTAAAAAACTTCTTCAACAACAAAAAGATCAAGCCACAATAAGTATTGGGGCATATGGATATAAAGATGATAGTTGGGAAGATATTACTATTGAGTTAAAAATGTCAAAAATAGACGAATTAGATATTTCAGATGTAGAAAAGAAAGAAAAAAAGATTAGGATGCTTTCTGAAGTAAGTATGGAACAATTAGAATCTGAAATAAATTACTATAAAGATTATGCTGATAAAAATAATATAGCAGCTAATGATATGCCAGAATATAAAGCTGCGATAGATAGAATGCTTTATGAAATAGAAATTTATTATAAAGATTTAGGAGCAACCTCTGAACAAATAGCAAGTGCAATATACAGATATAAGGAAAGTCTTAAATCGGAAAATACAGAACTTGAAAACCTTATAGTAGAACAGGATAAACAACTTGAATTGATTGGTAAGACAGATCTACAGAAAAAACTTTTGAAAATTGAAGGAATGTCTGGATCTCCTGAAATAAAATTAGAAGCTAAAGAAAATACTGCTGAACTTTTTATAAAGAAATTCACAATAGACAATGTTATTGTAGATGATTATAAAAGCAAATTAGAAGATATTAGTATAGCGTTTGAATATTTCAAAAGAAATATTTCATTATCAGCAGAGGATGACAAAAAGTTTAAAAATATATTAACTTTTATGTCTGGTGTAATAAATATACATGGTGCTGATCAAATGATCGATAAGGCAAAAAATACAAATGATAAACTTCTTGAAATAGAAGGTGATTATAGAAAACGAGCAGGTGAAATTCAGAAACTATCTTCATTGCAATATAAAGGTGGTGGAGATTTTTACACAAATGCTCAAATAAAGAAAATGGAGGATTTAAATGAAAAGTCAAGAGATTATAAATTAAGTCTTCTAGAAATTCCTGATTGGATAACTAAATATGAAGCCAAAGCACAAAAAGCTCTTGACTCAACATCTGAGGCCATCTTGGCACAAAAAGAAAAAGAACTCGCAAGATACAAAGATTATGGAAAAGGAAAAGTCGCATACATAGAAGTGATGGAAGCAGAGATCCAGGCATTGAGAGAAAAAGGTTATACTGCAGAACTTGATTCATTTATAATCCATCAGCAGGAAATGGAAAAAGCATCAGAACGGGCTGGGAAATATCTAAACGATATACCAAGTTTAAGTGATAGAATCGGAAATTTACCTG